CATTATAACATATATATTTATTAAATATTGATTTTAAATACACTAAATAAAATTTATAAAATGAATACGGTAATATAGTATTTTTTATGAAATTTTAGATAATTTTCCTAAAAATGAGTGTATCAATTTTTAATTGAATAATTTTTATATAAATCATATTTAAATACACATTTATATATTTTAAATATTATTTTTTATTAATTATGAAATTTTTAATAATTTTCATAAAAATGGGTGTATTTTAAATATTATATTTAAAAATTATATTTATTGCGTTAAATTAAAGAAAAGAATCTTTATTATTATAATGTCAGATTCTGAAACATCAATTAATAATACAATACAATATCAAAATTCGAAAGGTGAAAATTTATTAGAAAATAAAAAAAATGTAACAACAGACACAGATTTTTATTTTAATATGATTGCTAATCCTAATAAAATCAATATTGCTAAAAATAATGTTGAATCTGAGTCATCAGAAATAAATGATATAATTAATGATAGTATGACTAGTAAATCTAGCAAATGTAGTAAATTAAGTAATTTAAGCAAATCTAGCAAAAATTCAAAAAATAGTAACATATCAAAAAATAACACGGAATCGAAACCAATTTATGAACGTATTGATATAAAACCTAATTTACAATTTCCAACTCAAAATATAATATCTCAAAATAATAATTCAAATGAACAATCTCTTTCATATAATGATAATACACAAAAAATTCCATATATAAATAATATACATCATGGAAATATGACAAATAATATACCTAATGAAAATATGATGAATAATTTACGTAATAATATATCTATTCCTATTAGACCAAATATACCACCTATATCCAATATACCAAATATACCAAATATACCAAATATACCATTATCAGATAATAAACCATTATCACATCAGGAAATGAGAATGAAAAAAATAGAAATGTTGCGAAGATTATGTGAAATAAAATCTAAAGGATTTGAATTATCTAAAGAATATGATTTTAATAGTTCTTTAGAAGAAATGGAATATGAATATGAATTATTAAAAAGTTTTGCAGATAAAAGAAATGGTGTAAAATTATTTAAAAATGGTTTATTACAAGCAGTATCCGTTTTAGAATTTTTAAATGATAAATATGATCCTTTTGATTTTCATTTATCAGGATGGGGAGAACATATGTCTGTAGAAGTAGATTCATGGGAAGATGTATTAGAAGAAATTTATGAAAAATATAAAGGTACAGGTAATAAAATGGCACCGGAAGTTAAATTATTATATTTAATTATTGCATCTGCATCAGCATTTCATTTTTCAAAATCATATGCATCAAAATTACCAGGTTTAGATAGTTTATTAAAATCAAATCCTGGATTATTAAGCAAAATAATTAATCCAAAAAAATCAGAATCGCAATTTATGACCCAACAAGAAATTAATATTGCAAAACAAAAAGAAGAATTAAAAAAAAAAGAAATGGAAATGAAAAATAAAATGTCACAAAATGAAAATGTACAATTCCAACCTAATAAACCTGTTAACCAAGTTATGCCTTCAAATTATAAAAATCAAAATAATGAATCCAATATACCAAATATTACGGCACCAAGTCAAGTTAAAAATTTATTAAATAAAATTCATAATTTAAATGTATCAGATATTAAACATAATATTGACACTCAAGATGATTTAACATCATCTAATGATAGACTATTATCAGAAACAACTATAAGTGAAATGAATACAAGAAAGAAAATGCCAAAAAAACAAACTAAATCTAATATTACAATTATTTAATAATTATACACCTATTTTCATAGAACTAAAAAATATTAATCATTTAAATTTATAATTTATTATATTTTTTAATAAATTTTATAGCATTTATTATTTTTAAAGGATTATAAATATTTATTAAACTATTTATAATTATATTATTACATTATTATTATTTTCAATATCTTGTATAATTTGATCTGAATCAATATTTATAATTTCATAGTATAATAAATAAAAATATTGTTTTTTAAAAATCATATATATATAATATATTAGAAATATTGTTATATGAAAATAATCTTTAAATATTAACCGAAAAAATTTAAAGATTATTTTGTTATTAATATAATGGCAGATGTTATTAAGAAAAAAAGGGGTAGGAAACCTAAACATCAACTTAATATTATAAATCCTATTATAATTAACAATGAAAATGTAAATTCTGAAGATGAAAAAATAATATGTCACTTACCTATAACATTAAATGAGATTAATAATAATGAAATTAATAATTTAGAAATAGATACAAATATTTTTATAGTTAATAAGAATGAAAAAAAATATACAATAGAAATGACGGATACTAATGATGTAGATTCCACTATTAATTTATCTCAAAATACAATGTTATTAACTAATAATGTTAATAAAGTAATTACACATAATATTAATTATACTGAAAATACAAAATGTTGGTGGTGTAGACATTCATTTTCAAATATTGCTACAAAATTACCAGAAAATTATTATAATGAAACTTTTTTTTGTATTGGTCATTTTTGTAGTTATAATTGTGCTAAAAGTTATAATTTAGATTTAAATGATACATTAACTTGTAAAAGAGAATCATTGTTAAATTTATTATATTTTTGTACATATTCAGAATATATTATTATAAAACCTGCGCCTCATTGGACAACCTTAAAAGATTATGGCGGATTTTTAACAATTGAAGAATTTAGAGATAATTTTACTCATAATAATAAAGATTATTTAGTATTACATCCACCATTAATATCTAGACAAATGCAAATAGAAGAATCATATAAAATGAATAAACTTAAGGAAGTTCATATTGATAAAATAAATAAAATATATTCTGAAATTGATTCAGAATATACCATTAAAAGAAATAGACCAATAAACACATCACAATTTAATTTAGAATCTACAATGGGTTTAATAAAAACAAAACGTAGATAATTATATTTTAATATATATTTGTAATTCATTATTTTTAATATAATTAGAGATATCTTCTATAATATTATTATGGTATTTTTCATAATCTGAATTAGATTCTAATACATAATAAGGTGTAGTATCATATTTAATTGTAAATATATTATCTTGTCCTATATTTTTATTAAATTTATTTAAAATATCATTTAAAATATTCTTGAGTATAAATATCCCTTCATGTGATATTATACCAAATTTTGTACTTATTTTATATGATAATATCTGATTTTTTTTGTTATAAAGATCTATTAATTTATTTTTTATATTATCTTCAATATCTATATTATCTATAAATTTATTATCTATTATTTTATTAAAATAATTCCATAATGATAAATTTTCACTATATTTATTATTGTATAACCTTCTATATTTATCGACAATATGAACATATTTTATCCAAAATGTATCAAATGTATAATTATTTATAATGCAAAATGATTTTATAAAATTTTCAAATAATTTATTTTCATTAAAATAAATTAATAATTTTTCTTGTATTTGTGTCATTGATATATTTTTAGTTTCATTTAAATATATTAATGATAATTGTACAATATTATATTTATCATCTATATTATCTACTTTAGCTACCATATTTTTATTTAATTTTACATATTTATTCCAACTAATTATTTTTTTTTTTTTAGTAGCATCGTGAAAGTTCATTATACCTTCATAATTATATTCTAATAATTTTGCACAAAAAAATGCATCTTCCTTTTTTGTAAATTGAACTAATACATATTCATCTATATCTGGTTTTTCTATTGAATAAAATTGTATATTATTCATTATAATTATATAAATTATTTATTTATATGATTTTATATTTTTTGTATAATAATATACACCTTGTAAAAATGAATCTGCTAAATCATCTTTTTTTTTATGATTATTAAAATGATCTACCCACGTAGGTAAATGACTAATCATTTCTAAACAATATTTAATACCTAAAGCTTTTGTCATTTTATATGATTTAGCATCATTAGTATTTTTAATTTTTACTAGAGTTTTTATATCATTTTCATTTGCTAACTTTAATTTATTAGATGGTGACATAAATTTAACATATTTAATATTTGATTTTGTAATATGTTTATCTATTATTCCTCTCAATAAATAATAATCATATAATGTAGATGCTATAGATTTCATTCTTGGATTCTTAAAAGAAGGTTGATTTTCAATAACAACATAATCAGCTTGCAATAAATGATTTCTTTTATCTAATTCTAACATTAAATCATATTTTATAGTGTCAAAATTTAAAGTTGTTGATTTTTTTATTTTTATTATTTTCATTTCTAAATCTTTAATATATTTTTTATATAATTGTTTAGCATGACATCTACAATAATATTTATCATCTAAATATAAATATGAAATTTTATCACATGATTTATCATTATTATTATAACAACATTTTAAATTTTTGTTATCATTATTTTTATAATATTCTTCAAAATTTAATATTTTAGTATCCACTTTTTTACTATGAACCTTACAATAATATTTAGTACAATTGTCTACAACATTACAGTATGATGCTTTAATGCCACAATCACATTTACATTCATTTCTTCCTGTTAAATCAATATTATTCCATTCAATAATATTTAATCCATTTTCATTCTTTGTTAATAAACAATATGATAAATTAATAACACCTACATCAAATGATAATATAATAGGATTTCTAGTCATTATATAATAATATAATTTAAATTTTTTAATTATAAACTTGTAAATTCAAAAAAAAATGAAAAAACATTTATAAAGACTAGAGTTTTCTTTATTTAAGCAAATGAGTAACTTGAACTGGAATAAATATGAATACGTAGATTATTTAGATGTTAAAAATATAGAAATTAATAAATTACCTACTAATATTAGTATAGCAACTATGTGTGCATCATGTAAATTAAATACTAAATTAAATATTCAAAATATTGAAAAGTATTTACAACTAAATATGGATGATATACTAACTGTTAAAATAAATAAGGAAAGAATGAGAACATTAATAGATACCAAGAAAAAAAAAAGAGAAAGAAATAAAAAAAATGTTAAAGTAAAAAAAGATGTTCATAGAAATCATTTTTATAATCAAATTACAGTAATAATAAGAATTACTCATGGATATACAAATGATATTTATAATGAACCTAAAATAAATCTAAAATTATTTAAAAATGGATCTATACAAATGTCTGGATGTAAAAATATAGAAGGAATTAATATTGTATTAAATAAATTATTATATAAATTAAAAGAAGTTAAAGCTAAACTTGAAAATAATCAAATAATAGAAAAATTGTTTATAGAATCAAATTCTAATTTATCTATTACAGGATTTAAAATAGATATGATTAATTCTAATTATAGAGTTAATATGCAAATTAATCGTTTAAAATTATATAAATTATTATTACAAAAAAAAGTTAAAACTATTTATGAACCATGTATAAGAGCTTGTGTCATTATAAAATATATCCCAACATTAAATAATTATGATTTAAAGGAAATAAATGTATTTATATTTCAAAGAGGCAATATAGTTATTATTGCAAAAAGTCAAGAACATATTATTGAAGCTTATGATTATATTAATGATATTTTACAATCTCATAAAAATGATGTTATAAAAACAGATAAAGAAACTCTCATATTAAGTTTATATGATGATATAATTAAAGATATTACTTTAGGTATTGCAAATTTCTAAATACTTTTATGAAATAAATTATTTATATAGGGATTATTTTGAAGTGTATCTAGTAATGAATCATTTATATAATAAGATGATGTTTCAATTATTGGTTTATTATCAGCATAATGACATAATGAAGGCATTACACTATTATCTAAATTTTTATGAGGATGTGATATATAACTAAATAATATAGGATCATTTAATTTAACATTTTCAACATCTATGTAAGGTCCATGTAAATCACCTTTTTTATTAGGTGGTCTATTAAATGTTGTTATTTCTCTTTTATCATCTATGGTCATATTATTAGTTGCCTCGTGTGATCTTCCTGCATTTATTTCATTTTTAATATTACCCGTGTGATTATTTATTTCAGTTGTTTGTTTTATTGTTGTACGGAATGTATCATTCTTATCTTTAACATACCCAACATTGACATTAAAAATTCTACCTTCCGGTGTTTGATGTAATGTAGTTTCTTTTATTGTAGGTTTAGCTATTACATTTTTATCTATCACATATATTGGATGACTTTGATTATATACATTTCCTTCATATTCATTATCTTCCATTGTTTGCCTTTGCGTAGTTTTCGCCATATCATTATTATCTCTTACATATATTGATTGATGATCAATATCTGTAATCATACCTACTGTTTTATTATGTTCCATTGATTCTTTTAATGTCGTTCTAGTTTTATCATTAATATCACGAACATATGATATATTATTATTGTTAAGTATACCATTATGATTATTAATAATTGTAGTTTCTTTTATCGTCTTCTTTAACATATCATTATAATCAATTACATAATTAATATTAGTAGTATTTATATTTCCTTTGATTTTATCATGTAAAAGTGTTGTCTGTTTTATTGTTGGTTTTATTTCATCCTGAATATTCGAATAAGTTGATTTAGTAGAATTATTTATACCTAATATATTATTATTAATTATTGTCGTTTGTCTTATAGTATTTTTCATTTCATCATTTATTTCCATATATGAATCTTTATATGATGGTGTAAAGTTACTAATTATATTATGTGTCGTAGTTTGTCTTGTTGTTTCTTTTGCTTTATCTTGATTATACATTCTATTTTTTTTATCATCACTTAAATTTATAGCAATATTATGACTTGTTACTTGTCTTAATGTTTTCTTAGCTTCATCATTATTATAAACTCTTGTTTGTTTTTCATCTGGTGCTGTATTTATTGCTAAATTATGACTTGTTGACTGTCTTAATGTTTTCTTAGCTTCATCATTATTATAAACTCTCGCTTGTTTTTCATCTGGTGCTGTATTTATTGCTAAATTATGTGTTGTCGATTGTCTTAATGTTTTCTTAGCTTCATCATTATTATAAACTCTTGTTTGTTTTTCATCAGGCGCTGTATTAATAGCTAAATTATGTGTAGTTGATTGCCTTAATGTAGGTTTAACTGAATCTTGATTATAAACTCTTATTTGTTTATCATCTGGTGCTGTATTTATTACTAAATTATGTGTTGTTGATTGCCTTAATGTTTTCTTAGCTTCATCATTATTATAAACTCTTGTTTGTTTTTCATCAGGTGCTGTATTTATTGCTAAATTATGTGTTGTTGATTGCCTTAATGTAGGTTTAACTGAATCTTGATTATAAACTCTGATTTGTTTATCATCTGGTGCTGTATTTATTACTAAATTATGTGTTGTCGATTGCCTTAATGTTTTCTTAGCTTCATCATTATTATAAACTCTTGTTTGTTTTTCATCAGGTGCAGTATTTATTGCTAAATTGTGTGTGGTTGATTGCCTTAATGTAGGTTTAACTGAATCTTGATTATAAACTCTGATTTGTTTATCATCTGGTGCTGTATTAATTGCTAAATTGTGTGTTGTTGATTGTCTTAATGTAGGTTTAACTGAATCTTGGTTATAAACTCTTATTTGTTTATCATCAGGTGCTGTATTTATTGCTAAATTATGTGTGGTTGATTGCCTTAATGTAGGTTTAACTGAATCTTGGTTATAAACTCTTATTTGTTTATCATCTGGTGCAGTATTTATTGCTAAATTATGTGTGGTTGATTGCCTTAATGTAGGTTTAACTGAATCTTGATTATAAACTCTTATTTGTTTATCATCAGGTGCAGTATTAATTGCTAAATTGTGTGTGGTTGATTGCCTTAATGTAGGTTTAACTGAATCTTGATTATAAACTCTTATTTGTTTATCATCTGGTGCAGTATTAATTGCTAAATTATGTGTGGTTGATTGCCTTAATGTAGGTTTAACTGAATCTTGGTTATAAACTCTAATTTGTTTATCATCTGGCGCAGTATTAATTGCTAAATTATGTGTGGTTGATTGCCTTAATGTAGGTTTAACTGAATCTTGATTATAAACTCTAATTTGTTTATCATCAGGTGCAGTATTAATTGCTAAATTATGTGTGGTTGATTGCCTTAATGTAGGTTTAACTGAATCTTGATTATAAACTCTTATTTGTTTATCATCTGGTGCTGTATTTATTGCTAAATTATGTGTGGTTGATTGCCTTAATGTAGGTTTAACTGAATCTTGATTATAAACTCTTATTTGTTTTTCATCAGGCGCAGTATTAATAACTAGATTATGTATAGTTGATTGCCTTAATGTAGGTTTAACTGAATCTTGATTATAAACTCTAATTTGTTTTTCATCAGGCGCAGTATTAATAACTAGATTATGTGTAGTAGATTGCCGGGTAGTTTCTTTTGCTTCATCTTGATTATAAATTTTATAAGATTTATCAATGGAAGCAGTATTAATTACTAAATTATGTGAAGTATTTTGTCTCATAGTAGATTTAGCAGTATCATTATTAATTATTTTAGATGAATTTAACTGTGACGATACACCTAATATATCAATATTTGATGTAGTATTTCTATTAGTAATTGGTAAAATCATATCGTTTGAAAAAATATAACCATTTTTATTTTGAGAATTGATACCTATATTATTATCACCATCTATCATTAATTGTCTTAATGTAACAAGTGGTACATTATCATAATCAACATAATAAGTGGAACCATCTTTTGTAGATATTACACCATCATAATTAATATGAGTATCTGTTCTTTGATTATCATAATTAACAAATGATTTAATATTATTAATATATTTTTTATCATAAATGGATACTACATTATGTGTATTATCATTTAAGTATGATTCTTTTTTAGATTCTTGAAAATTTGTATTATTTTTATTTGGTGCATCGCCGATATTTGTATTTACAGCATGACCAGGCATATAATGTTCTTTTTCAGCACGTTGCGTACTAATATTACTAAATAATCCTGTTTTTTTATGTTTTTCAGTATTTGATTTATTAGGAACTAAATCAGAAAATTTTTGTTCTCTGTAATCTGGTAATTTATATTTAGTTATATTATAATCAGGTGCTCTCAATTCACCTTTTTTGACAGTTTGTAATGGTTTATTATTGTAAGTAATTTTTTTTTTATTTTCATTTCTTAAATCATCTACAGTAATAGGGTTAATTTTGTAAACACTATATCTACTTTCTTGATTAATATTATCTAATCCTGGTTTAATTTTAATATTATATTTAAATGGCAAATCACCATAATTATTTTTATTACTAGGTATATATCTATTTTTAAATTTATTAGTTATACTAGGTATACCATTTGGCCAAGATAAATCCATCATAGGTTGAAACATATTTTCAATTTCTATTTTTTTATTATAATATGGTGTTGTACCTGAAAATGTTTCTAATTTTCTTTGATTTGATTCTGATGATTGTGAATAACGTCTAGAAGAATGAGGTATCATATTATTATGTGTATTCATACATGAATCATAATGCATTTCTAAGTTTTGAATACTAGAATAATTATTTTTAAAATCTATTTCTCTATTCAACATATTATTTGCACCTTTATTATCATTTATTGCAACAGGTTTATCTAAATTATTAAATGATAATTGATCAAATTGTTTTAAATATTCAGGTACTGAATTAGTATTTGCTTGGCGTTTTTCTAAACATTTAATTTTATTTTCCATATCAGAATTATATGTTAATTTATTTTTATTATTATTTAATAATAATTGTGACATATTATTATTAAATATATTTTTTTTAAAAGAAAAAATATACTATGTACATTTAGCCATTTTACAACTACATACAGGTAATAAATTATAACCTGGTTTTTCAACTGGGAATATATTAGTATCCCATGATATTTGTTTAGGAATTTTATATGTATCTTTACTATATAATCGCGTATCTAATCCAATTCTATCAGATTGAATATGGCATTGAGGATTAATATGTAAATATGGTTCATATTGATATTCTGTTAAACTCATACTTCGATAATTATCAATAGGATGAGTAAATCTACTGTCTTCTGCAGTTAATTTATTAGAACAATTATTTTTATTATAAATTTTATATTTATTAAATGGATTATCATTATAATTACATTTTGTTAAATATTTTTTTCGCCATAACAAATCTGATTCTACATCAGCAAGTTCATCATATAATTTAGCATGTGATACATCTGCTTTTGATCCTGTAGGACCATTAAATGAGAAACATGGATTATTATGTTCAGCATATTCTCGAAATAACCTATAATCACCAGGTCCAATGCTTCTGTCCATTTGTAATTCATATGCACATTTATCATATGGTATTCTATTAGAAGACATTTATATATTAGTTTAGATTTTTTTAAATTAAAATAGTTTTTTAAGCATATTAGTTTGAGGTTTTTCTATATTATTTGGTGTTATATAATAAATATTTTCGCACATTCTAGATGGTGAAAAATTTACATGATTAAATGTATTATTTGGATTATATTTAAGAGATGGACATAAAGTATTTGTTCTATTTAATCCATATAATTCATTTTCAACATCAGCTCTCGCACTAAATTTTAAATTATTACTATAATCTCTAATAGGACATTGTTTATTATTTTCATATTTATCTTTAAATAAATTATAGTCCAAAGGTGTAGTACTCTCTTTTATTTCTACTGCATACGCACATTTATCATATATTAAACGATTAGAGCTCATCTATATACTATATATAGAAAATAATAATTTATAATTATAAATTTAAACTTTTATTTTATGAATCCATTGTAATATAATTATATTAATTAATCCAGGAGGTAAAATATTAGGTATAATATATATTTCTTCTAATAAAGTTGAAAGTTCATTTTTTAATATTTTAATATTTATTTTAATTGTAGATTTTAAAATTTTTAAAATTAAAAATTTAATTTCTTGACTTAATAACCAGTTGAATCTCAAATTATATTCATAATTTATAAACGGAACTAAATTATATAATATTATATCTAATGATTTTTTTGGGCAACCTAATTTATTTTGCAAATTATATTGTAATTCTTCTTTTATAATATCTAAAAATGTATTGCGATAATTTTCATCTAAATTATCAATTAAATTATCTAATTTAATTAATAAATCTAATGTTTTAATATTAGGTGTATCAGATTCATTATATAATATATCTATATCTAAATTTACATCTATAAATTTACATATCCAGTTTAAATGAATTAATTTATCATATTTAGCATCATAATTCATAATAAGTGATTGAATTAATATAATATCCATATCATAACCATTATTAATAAATGTTTTATTCTTTCTAAAAAGTATATGTTTTTTCATTTCTGCACCATGTAAAACTAAAAAATTTATCATATTTGGATCTTTTTCTAAACAAGCATATTCTAATAAAGTATGACCAAATTTATTAGTTTGATTAATATATCCACCTAATATAAATGAATATTTTAAAAAATTTGTATCACCAAATTTAACTGCAAAATGTAATGGTGTTAATCCATATTCATTTAATTCACTAAAATCTATTTCATTATATTGAAATTTTTTTAATAATTTAATATTACCCGTTTCTATTATTTCATATAATTCTTGATTAGTAGTAGTATTAGTAACAATATCAATTGGTGTATCCAATGTTTTTTCTATTGTTGATGTAATATATTTACTACATTCAGTTTCTGTTTCATCTATAATATCTAACATTGACGTATCTAAATTTTTATCATCTTTAATTTCATTAACTATAGTTATACATTGTTTAAAATATTCAAATGATTTACTAATATCACTATTATAATATTTTTTTCCTGCTAAATAAGATTTTAAACATTTGGTAATTTTATTCTTATTATCCATATATTTGTAAATATAAAATTATTCTTTATAAATATTATATTAACAAATATATAAATTTGAATATAATTTTATAAATTAATATTTATACACTCGTTTAAAAATATATAATATTGTATGAAGTAAATTAAAAATAAATAATTAACATTTTTTTATAAATATATGATTTTTATCTTATTAATTTAAATATTTATTAAATTAAATGAAATAATAATATATACTAAGATTATTCAATTTTGTATATACACCTATTTTTATGAAAATTATTAAAATGTTCATAAAAAATAATATTTAATTAATTCATATAATTAGTAAGTAACAATTATTTATCTTTGATAAATATTTTTTTATGTATATTTTATAAAATTTATTTAGAACAACGAAAAATAATATTTAAATTTGCTAATAATAATTATTGTATTAAAAATGGATATATTTAATTAATTTATATAGCTATTATTTTTAAATCTTTGATAAAATATGATTAAATAGATATTTTAATAATTATTTACAAAAATATACACACTCATTTTCATACATTTGAGTGTATAAATTAAAAAAAATTGAATATTATATTATATACATGTTCCAAGAATAAGTTACTCTTACCGTAGCCATTTTGGCTCAAGGCAATTCAAGACTGACCTTCAGGCTTTGCTCAGTTCGTGCGATCATTTGGCGTCATGGATCGTAAGAGTCTTAGGACCGAAGATGTCATCGTGGTCCGCGCTTCAGCCGTGGATCCCATGGCGGGCAAAAATGACATGGTCAAGGCCATGTTCAAATGCTGGGAAGACGAGACCCGTGCTGTTGTGTCATTCCTCGAAGGGACCGTCCAAATGATCGTCAGGTCTGAGGACATTCTGGCCAAGTTTTTCGAAGACCTGCAGCCAGGGTTTACGTCAACTCAAGCGGCATCAGGTTCTCAGGTGACACCAGTTCCTCAAGCGGCAATAGACCTCCATCAGGAGATGCCAGACCCTCAAGTGATGCCGGGGGCAAGTGCATCGGCAAGCACCTGGACGCCGTTTGAAGGGCATTACACTTTAACCCAAGGAGCATGGGATGTGCCCGACGGCGACCCAAGCCTAAACTACTGGGATCTTTCAGGATGGCATCTGCCACTTGCAGACCTGCAGCCCATCAGTTGGGCAAAATTGGAGCGGCTCAAGCCGGGGGATGCGGTTGGAGTTTTGTGCCACTCACTTAAGCGTGTGCCAGCACCTTTCAAGCACTGTGTGGCTTATGCTACATTTGTCTCCATGGGCACAACTAACGCCTTTGTCAATCTGTGCATCCCTGCGACAGGCCTGAGCTCAACACTAGTGTCCGTCCAGGATGTTCTACCCGACCCCAATAGATGGGATCTTCGCGTCTACAACCTGAAACCGGATGATCTCCGTGCACCTTCTACCCAGGAGTACGAGAACCTACACAAATACGAAGGCCGGTTCATCGGTATGACCCACACTGATGAGGAAGGGCGCGTGACGGCACTCAAGATTAGGTATCTCGGAAGGTCTGACTACCCCCCCTACGTCAGGGTTCAGTTGGGCGGTATCGATATGATAATCAACGATGGCCTCCTCATCTCCCCATCACAGTTGGCGCTCTAGGGGAATAACCATGTACGGTTTACCCCCATCACAGTTGGCGCTCTAGGGGAATAACCATGTACGGTTTACCCCCCATCGCAGTTGGCGCTAACAGTCCAACCAAGCACGGTTTCACAATCACTTTGTGCTATAGGCCAAATAAGGCACCCAGTACAGTTGCCATTGCTGGGAAAGCACACGCGGTTTCACAAGCACGGTTTGCGCTCTAGGCACCCAGTACAGTTGCTATTTCTGGGCAAGCGCGAACAGTTTCATCATGACATTTTCACTTGCATCGAAAGATATGCATACCGAGGTTGTACAGTTTCATCCTCTCAAATTTGACAAGATATGCAGAAATATAAATTTTTATATTTTTGTAGAATAATAAATTAATTTATTGGAAATGTTTCGCCGAGAAATAAATCTTCGATTTATTTATCAGCTTAATAATGAGATCAAAATCAAAGATTTTTATCTCATTATTTCAATAAACTTTATATGATGTTAACCTTATTGAATTATTTTATTAAATCGAATAATCTAATAAATATTATATCAATAAATAATATTTATCTTATTCATTATTTGTATGATTGGTTATTTTAGTCATTTTAATATGTAATTATTTTATATTATATGGAATATATTATATTTATTTTTTAAATAAGATAACGTATATTACAATATTTGAATAAGGTACGATTAGGATAAATCAAAGATTTATCCTAATCTTAAGACAGAAAATCTTTGATTTTCTGTCGTACCATCGATACATATTATTATTACATTCAATTTAATAAATAGGGTTGTTCACCTTTGTCTTATTCAATTAAATATTTATTAAATTGAATGTAATAATAATACGCGTATATAATACCTTATTCAAATTTTGCAGTATACATTATCTTATTTTAAAAATAAATATAATATATTCCATATAGTATAAAATAATTAA